GGGGTGTTGAAGCACCAGCGGTGGTGTTTCCTGATAACCGCAAATATGAAGGCTGTGCCTTCCCATTTAGGGAACATATTTGTTGCTTTTACGGAAGGAACAACTACGATGACGCCATTTGATGGCTTGGTTCGAGTCCGACGACGTGTTATCCCCTTTGGGGAGGTCACACTCAATCTTGGCTGGGAATACCAGCTTAAGATGGGGTATGCCCCTAACAACGTGGACATTGTCCCGATTGGAGGATACGAAGATTACGGTACTGGACAGCCTTATAAGCTGAATCCCATTAACGTAACTGTCTTCGGTCCTCCACACTCTATTGCTGCAATCCAGGATGAAATTCATCGTGGACCACCATATAGAACTGGCGGATCTCTCCGCATCGTTAAGGCAGAACCAATGTATGATCCGGGAACGGTTTATGCGTTTAAAGCACATGATTCTCATCCCATTGGAACTGAGTTTCATTGTGGCTTTTACGCACCTGAGGAGTATTGGTGGAATACAGGCGATTTGTTTACAAATTCGACTGCTGTTTCACTTACTCCTGGGCTCTATTTCCCTGATTTGTCATCGTGGGGAGACAAGGCTTATGCTAAGCTTAAGCCTAAACTGAGTGGTATGTCTGGTTTTCAAGCGATTTTTGAATCGCGAGACATTCCTAGGATGTTGAAAACTACTTCTGGTGGCCTCCACTCTTTGTGGAAGGCTACTAAGGGTAGTAATCCAAACCCGAAGAATGTAAACATGCAGACGAAAGCGGCTGCAGACCATTACATTAACCACCAATTTGGTTGGCGTCCCTTTATCAGTGATTTATCAGACTTGAACAATCTGATGAATAACGCAAAAACCATGTTAGCCAAGTTATCGGCTGAAAATGGAAAATGGACAAAGAGACGAGTCTCCTTACATACCGAGAGGACTTCTGAAATGGTTAACGGTGGAGAAACGGGCAATTCTTGCCCCGCTCTTCCATCCGCGATCCAATCTAAGTACCTCGATGGGAACTGTCGGTGGGAGTTATGGGAGGATAAAACCACCCGTATCTATGCTACCGGCGAGTTCACATTTTATCGGCCAGAATTCGACCAAGCCAGACTGGATTATAATACAGCCTGGTCTACGATACAAAGACTCCTTGTTATTCATGGAGTTCGTATCAATCCGTCGACTATCTGGAAAGTTGTTCCGTGGTCATGGTTGATCGATTGGGTATCTAATATAGGCGCTCATATTGAGCACCTTGCAGATACCGTCGACGACGCAGTGGTCGGACGTAATATGTACGTAATGAGGCAGTACACTATGCGGAAACGCTTAGTGTGTATCGTCCCCTTTCGGGATGGTACGACCTCGTTTGAATTCGTTCGTAAGATCGAAACCAAACAACGTGACACGTTCGGCAGTCCGTATGGCTTCAGCTTGTCTTGGGATAATTTAACTCCCAAGCAGTTAGCGATCTTGGCGGCTCTTGTTATTTCCCGTAAGGGACCTAGCAGGGGTATCCGCTGACCGCGCTGTGGCTTAGACCGTAAGGTGCTTTGGGAAAGCTTCCTTACTCCACAGTGTTCAACAACTCCCTTAATTCCGGAGCGTCGACCACTATGTTTACCGACCCTTTAGTAATCACTATCAACTCGATCGCGAATTCTCTTCCGCGAGTAGAATCCACTGGCAGGAAGGCCGTTTATTCTAAGAATGACGGCTCTCTCATTGCCACTATCTCACACAGTAACCAGGGCCCTCAAAGGCTCCGGTCACTGTACAGATTGGATCAACGCATTTATGTTGCCGATCCTATCACTTCTGTGGAGGATTGGCAGCAACAGGCGGTCTACACTGTGTTCGAAAGGCCCGTTACGGGCTTTACGTTAGCACAGTTCGAATTTCTCATTCAAGGCCATAAGGCCTCGATTGATTCAGCAGCTATCGCGAAGATCTATGGACAAGAGTCTTAAGATCTGTCCCACGTACTGTGGGATTATCGTAATGCTGCAGAAAGTGATGTACTAATCCTCATTTAGTACGTCTATGCCAGAGCGGCGTGAATTGGGGGGATTGCCCTGTACTGTGGCAGAGATGAAAGTCTCTCAACCATAGACAGATCGCTTTCCCTCCAACTCTGGCTGCCTGGATTTATAGGCGTATGTTAAAGAGGATAGGTTTACTGCGTGGCTTGATGGCTACCCACTATATAGTGAGGAACCATGAAAAGCAACGTACTAAATGTACGCGATTACCTGGAATTGCTGACTCACATCTATTATGATGCTGTCAGTAAGTGTGCTGCTGGTGTTTCTACTAAACACGACCTAACTATGATCAGAAATGATCTAAACACAATCAGGTCGCGCGTCGAAAAAGAAGGGATGTCGTTTTTGACGATTACCCTTCCTCAATTTGCTAAGGACTTCGAAAGAAGTCTCGCAAATCAAAGGATGGACTCAACACTCTTCAAAGGCTTTCGCCGGGTGAAGAGGGGGTCAATCCCTGCATTTTTGCAAGGTATGACCAGTCTACTTTTCGACATAGAAACAGGAGAGTTATTCAATGTTGAACAAATCTCTAAAAAGAGAACTCTGTACGTTGACTCCGTCGTGGAATCGCTCCGGCAGGTATGCCGGGCCTTCCACCGAACGGAACTGCCTTGTACGCCCGAAAGGCTACAGGCAGCGTACAGTTCGTTCACAAAGATTGAGCAGTCTTTCAAAGACTTTAGACTCTCGGAAAAAGAAACAGCGAGTTTTCTCGCAGTTTCTCATATACTTTGGGGCAGCATTGTTAATGGGTTTGACCCATTTAAATGCTATCCTAGGCATGGTCCGGGAGCTACTGCCGATCATATCTCTGGTAATCAGAAATATGCATGGCTTTACTGGTACGATAAACTCGAACCTTACTTTCCTTTGATTGGTACCGCGTACCCATTGGGTACCGAATATCAATCATCGGAGGTTCAGATTGTGAATATCGTCCAGGCTGAACAAGAATTACCTGTAAAGGTAATTGCTGTTCCGAAGACTTTGAAGACTCCCCGAATTATCGCTATCGAGCCTTGTTGTATGCAATTTGCACAACAGGGTATCCGAGATTACCTTTATAAGGGAATCGAGGATTCTGCTTTGACACGAGGTCACGTGAATTTTCGTGATCAACTGCCTAACCAGGTTCAAGCGATAGTTTCGTCGTCGACAGGTTTATCGGCAACGATTGACCTTTCCGATGCAAGTGATCGTGTTCCACGGTCCCTCGCATTGGCTATGTTTTGGTCGAATCTTGATTTTCATGATTCGATTGATGCATGTCGTACGAATAGCGCAAAATTGCCATCAGGTGATGTGATATCACCCTTGGCGAAATTTGCGTCTATGGGTAGCGCGCTTTGCTTTCCAATTGAGGCCATGTACTTCTACACTATTTGTGTAGTGGCCTTGTTGGATTCCAAAGAACTCTCCTACACTTCTCGAAACGTTTTCAACGTTACGAGAGAGGTGTATGTTTACGGTGACGACATTGTCGTTCCGTCGGCAAATGCAGCGATTGTTCTTGATTACCTGCAAAAGTACCACTGCAAGGTAAATACTGCAAAATCCTTCTGGACTGGAAAGTTCAGAGAATCTTGTGGTATAGACGCATACAATGGGTATCAGGTAACCCCTGTTTACATCCGGCGTGTGCTTCCTAAGAACAAGCAACAATCTTCTTCTATCATCTCCGCAGTCGAGTCCGCTAACCAATTTTACAAAAAGGGTTATTGGGCTACGGCTGACTTTCTATATACCTATATAGAAGGAATCATAGGGCCTTTGCCTTATGTGAGAGAGGATAGTGAAGCGTTGGGACGTATCTCTTTCTTGGGTTATCGTACAGCCAATGGCTGGAACGATGATCTCCAGTGCTTACAAGTAAAGGCATTGGTGCCAAGACCAGTTTATCGCACTGATGAACTGAGAGGATACGCAGCTCTAAGTAAGTGTTTGATGCGCTTAGACCCTAATTTTAGGGACCAAATTATCGAGGAGTCAATCGAAAGATTTGACTTCTCGAGAATTCTGAGCACAGACAAACTCCATCTGGAGCGGTCTGCACTGCACGGCGCAGTTACACTAAAACGCCGGTGGGCGGTGACCTAAAGTCACCTGGGGGCTTCCGCCCTCTCAGGAGGTTAAGCGTTAATTCCCAACTACAACGCAATAATTTGGCGTTGTTGTTTGGGCC